CCCCGCCCGGAGCACCAGGCTGATATCCACATAACCTTCGAACTTCGCCATTTCCTTAACCCTTTGGAGACCTTTGCCCCATCTTCCCTACCATTCTCTACCCTACGGGCTGGGATGTCAAGCCCTGAAAAGGAACTATTTCGGGCGAGAGGGTAGCAAGAGTATGGGCCTTTCGGAAATACCATTTCGGTTGGCTGAGTGCTCTGGGCCGGGCGACGGGCGCGGATTTTGGCCCCCGGGGGTCCGTGCGGGATAGATCATACGAAAGATACACATGCAAGCATCGTGCCATGCTGCGGTGCAACACGATCACAATGATGTGATGATCGTTCACGATATCGTGAAGTGCCGCGATACACACGATACACACGATACACAAAACGCCACAATCGCGCCACAATCGGGGCTCATGGTCGGATGGTCGGCAGGCAATCACGCCAAATGCCGCTAAGGGAGCATACCATGACCGCAACCCGTATCGAGAACATGACCAAAGAGCAGCTTGTGGCGATGGTCGCAGCGTTGCAGGCTAAGGGTCAGCGAAGCCTGACGTGCAAGGTTACGGCGAAGAAGCCCGATGGGACTGGCACGGACGGGGCGATCAGCGTGTACGGGCTGGGCCGGTTCCCGATCACGCTGTACGCTGGCCAATGGGAAAGGCTGGCAGCCGAGATGCAAGAGGTGATTATCCCGTTCATCGCGGCGAATGAGGCCATCATCAGCCGCAAGTAGCACAACCAAGGGTTGCGATAAGGCCGGGCATGTCCCGGCCTTATTTGCGTTTCAAGTGTTCACGTTCTGTTCGGAAAGCCCGTAGGATCGCCAAGGGCGCGTTTCGACGAGTGCCCCGCTACCACGGTAGCGCCCACACCGCACAATCGCATCAGCGGCGATCCTAGGGCGATTGGCGCGCCATCCATTCGCCGAGGTCGGTCGCTTCCGCTCATTCGTCCTAATCACATCCTTATCCCATCCTTATCACTGCCTCATCCACTCCTCATAGCCTTGTTCGTGAAATCCTGCACGTCTTTCCCCATTCCTTGCAATAATCCGTTCTGTTATCCTTCTCTCCATATTATATATACACTTACAGACAGGAAGGGAGGGAAGGCATGGGGGACAGGGATTGGGGGAGATACGGGTAGAATTCTACGAACAAGGCTATGAGGCAGGGATGAGGAGGTGATAAGGCACAGACCAGGATATGATAAGGGTTCATGAGCCATTCACAGGGCCAAAGCCAGGGCCAAACCATGATGGGGCTAATGATCCCCAAGTCTGTGCCTCGAAGCCCAGGCAGGGTCAAAGATAGCCAAAGATAATCCTTGATATCCTCGGCTATCTGTGCTATGCTGAGAACACAATGGCCGAGAGTAGTGGGTCAATCTGAGTGCGCATTCTAAGTGAGCATCGACAGTCTATCCAAGCGCATCACGCGAACGTGATCCATCATCACGATTTCGTGATCGAAGCGCCGCAATTGCGCCACAATCGCGGCCCATAATAGGCACATCGTATAGAACACTATGACCAGCTAAAGGGCTAAGCCTCTGGTCGGGCTATTTGACAATGGCGATGGAATAGCTTGCGGTCAATACGCAAGCCTTGACACCGTAGCCTACATACCACCGAATGGATCGTACTACCCTGGGGTGGGTCAACCCTCGGGCAGGGCTAGTGCCCTTGGCTGGTAGTGCCAGCACACAGCGCCTAACTATCGCTGTGGAGTGTGGGAGCATAACCTACACTGCCCGCTAACCCTAGATGGAGCGAAAGCTATGAAGTCTAAGAACCAAGCTCTCGATACCTCACTGAACGAACTGGCCTTACTCTTGCGCCATGTCGTAGCCAGCATCCACAGTCAATCCCCTACTACCCAGGACTACTATGGGGAGTACATGGGCACCCTGACCACAGTGGCGGACAAGTTCAAGGCCCCTGTGGAGGACCAGAAGAAGCTCTACCTGGGCATTGCCATCGCAATGCAACGGGCTGGGGCAAGCAAGCAGGGAATACAGTCGGCCCTGAGAGTGATGGGTGTGATATGATAGTCAAACCCCTCTATGTCCTCCATTGCTCTTTCCAGATAACCAAGGAAGGCCATAAGCATGTGGGCCTTGCTATCTGTGAAGATGCTGATACCCCAATCACCTTCATCTTCCCCAGCGGAATGCCCTACAATGGGGAGATATGGGACTACAAGCTGAACCACTACGCGCCTTGGGCAAGGCTGGAGGTTGTGCCATGAAATGCCTCCTCAACCCTATCTCAGGCGAGATCAAGCGTGTCCCTGACCACGAAGCCCGCAAGCTAGCGGGGTATGGTTGGGTCTATGTAGCGAAGAACCAATACAAGGCTTGGAAGGCTAAGGAGATTGTCCAAGCTGTGAGGAAAGCGTCATGACCAAGACCATCGACTATGGTATCAACCCTACTATCACTTGGACAACCACAGACGATGGTACACCCCAAGGTCGCCAAGCCTATGGGTCATGGAGAGACTGGGAGTTCACAGTCTCATCCAACCCTAGGGGTGGGTGGAATGTCAAGATCAACGGTGAGCAAGCCTGGACCCACATGAGAGGCTTTCATGAGGCCCAGGGTTCAATCAGAGACAGACTAAGGGACTGGGCCTACATGGACCAGTTCAAGCACTAACCCTTCCCTCTCACCCCAGAGTAGTACGATCCCAAGATGCACAGGTGAGTGGTGGCGTAGCCACGCCTCCCCTACGAGAGGACCAACAGTCCCCACTGTTGGCCATTCCACCACTCTCCTGTGCATCCTAAGGTTGCAGAGACGGGTTATACATAGGTGCCCACATAGTGAGGCTGTGGGTTAAACGAGGAGTGGGTCGTGCCCACACAGCGAAAGCTGGAAATGGGGAACTAACGGCCTATGTATAGCCTTTCTGTGCATCCCGCACAACCCAGACAAGGCCACTCAGAGCTAGGGGTTAACCCTGGTCGCGCCAGTCCTATACCCCTGTGACACTCATATGATTGGATACGTCTGGTCCACTATAACGAAAGGATCAGCCAATGGCTGAGTTCGTTACTCCCATTACCAAAGGTAAGGGTACGGTCAAGTATGAGTCGGACGACCTTCCGGCCCATGTCTACGCCGCCGCTCTTGCCCTTGGCCTCAAGGAGCTTTCCAACAAGGGTATGTCGAAGATCACTAAAGAGGCATACCCTGACCCTGAGGAGCTGAAGGCCGCGGCTATGGCCCAGGCCGAGAAGAACCACGCGGCTATCATGGACGGGACTATCAAGATCCCCGGCCAGAAGGCTGCGTCGACCAAGGTCAAGGGCCCGGTCATGACCGAAGCCCGTCGCCTTGCCCGTGCTATGGTGAAGGACGCCATCATCGCCAACGGTGGGAAGGTTTCCCACGTTGCGGCGAAGGACATCACCATCGCTGCCAACAACTTCCTCGCTTCCGAGGAAGGCCCTGCAATCATCGCTCAGGCCGAGCTTAATCTGGCTGAGCGAGCCAAGACCCCTGTTGCCCTGTCTATCATCTCGGCAATCCCTATCTCCGAGAAGAAGGTCAAGGCCGCCGAGGCCAAGAAGGCCAAGGACCAGCTTTCTGCCAAGCAGGCTGGCAAGGTCAAGGTTCGTAGCAAAGGAGGTGCCGAAGCCACCGCACACTAAGCTTTGCTGAGGCTAACCCTGAGGGCAATCCTGCCCTCAGGGACTTCCACAAGAGGACTTTACCATGAGTGATGGAAACACGGCTACCCAAGTTAGCCCCATCGTCGAGGAACATGAAGTGAGCTACATCCGCACGGTGTTCGACAAGGCTGCCAATGCAATCGTTCAGGCTTCCGAGCTTGCCAAGGAAGTCAACTCCTTGCGCGAGCAGGTCGAGGCTCTCCGCAAGGACATGGAATACGTTCGCCAGCGGAACGTGGAACTGGACAACCTCCTCAACGATGTCCGGCAGGCCAGGGACCATGCCCAGGCCGAGGCCCATCGCCTCACCCAGGTCAATGCCGAGATCACTACCCAGAACACCTCCCTGACCTACGAGCGGGATAACCTCTCGGACAAGCTCAAGACGGCCAACGATACCATCTCCACGCTTCGCAGGGAGCGTGACGATGCGGCTATCGAGGCCATGCGCCTCCAGGAGGAACTGGACAAGGTGATGGTCAAGTTCAACGACATCGTGAGCTTCGCCAAGGGCTTGGTTGCCGAGAACGCTCCGCCGGCACCTGTGCCCCAGCCCGAGCCTGTGCCTGTCTCTGAGCCACAGACCGGGTACGGCTACGAGCCTCCGGCGGCTCCGCCTTCTCCGCCTACCTCTCAGACCACCTTCTAGCTCAGACTATGGCCCTCCCAGGGACGCTTGGGAGGGCCTTTTCTATAGGAAAGGAGAACGGCCATGCAACGCAAGAAGCAATGGATAGAGGGATACTCGGCCAACGGCTATTGGCAAGAGCCAGCACCAAAGAAGGCTGTTGAGTATATCCTAAAGCAACCTATTGAGAGTAAGACCCAACACGACGGACGCTCACAGTGGTTATGGATACGACTACCAGATGGTGATTTGGTTCTCGCTATCTACCCACAGGGCGATACCTACTTCTCTACAGAACAGTGGAGGACCATCTAATGCCCTCCCAAGTCCGCGCCTTCTACGCCCTGCTAGACCTACTCTTGGTCTTGACCTTGGGCTTCGCTACCTTCGCCACTAGCTTTGTTATCTACTTCGTCATTCACTAAGGGAGACTATCAATGCTAACAGTCCAAGCTCTTATAGAGTACCTCACATATGCTTTGGCTAACGACAGGATCAAGCCAGACTACCAAGTGGCTGTCTGGGTAGACGATCAGGGTGGCTACTGTGCTGTCACTCTGGACTTAGATAATCGCAAGCCAGACGTTGATAACGAAGAAGGTTATGTTGCCTTTCATCAAATGTATCTCTAGCCCTACCTTAGCCCCAGCGACCACCTTGGTCCTGGGGCTTTGCTTTGCCTACCCTTACCCTAGCCCGCCACGAAGTCAATGATCCGCGCCCCCATCTTCACTTGCTAGATTAAATAAGGAAAATAAGAACTTGACTTCGTTCACGATCTGTGCTATACTCTGGGGATAATCAGCAATTAGGACCTTCCCATGACCCCAATCGAATGGCGCAAGCTCGAACAAGTCCTCGTCGGCCTAGCGCGGGCTGGCGGCCTTGAGGTTGAAGAAAAGAGGGCCTCAGGGGATATCTGCGTACAGATCCACGGAGAGATCAACCTCACCGACTTTGCTAAAGAACTAGTAATCGCCCTCGAACCCCCGGTGTCGGTTCGATCCACCCCAAAGCGAGGTTAAGATGATCCTCTACTCCCTGCGCTCCGCAGATGGTGAATGGCGCATCACCAAGTTCGACGAAGATCTCAACCAAGAGAGTTCCTACATCGTCTCGACCGAAGCCTGCGAGTGTCCTCAGTGGCAAGGCCGTGAGCGCCAGTGTCGCCACATGAAGATGCTCCCCATGATGGTCGAAAGGGCTGATAGCCCTTGGTTCTTCTGCTACGAAGATGCCCAGTGGTATGATCCTACGGGTGAGGCCCAGCGTGATGAGCCTCTGCCTGAGGACGTTGTTGCGGGTCAGTCAGGGTCAGGCGTAGCCTCTGTCACCATCCCGGAGGGTATCACTGTTGTGAGTCTGCGCGACCCTGAGACCTTGCACAACACCATCGCCGTTGCGGTCGGTGAGCCTGTCGTGAGTCGGTCTGTCGTAGCCAACAACCCCTATCCCAACCTGAAACGGAGAATCTGATGATGGGCCACTACCTCACCTCCGGGGCTCCGCCCTGGGCCATCACCGCCTGGGCCGATGACAACTTCGTCTATACCCAGCTGCCTAGTAAGGACGGCCAAGCCCCGCTGATCCAGAAGTATCCCCTGGATAGCACTGGCTTGGGCCAAGCCCTCTCCATGATGCGAGAGATCCACAGGGAGATGAACCCTCCAGGGAAGGGGTTAGAGTTCGCCTCAAGGGTCACGGTCAAGATCACCCCACAGCGCAAGGGTCGGAAGGCTCGGCCGCTTCGCGGGACCGAAGCACAGCGTGAGATGGCTCGCCAGATCCTCAAGAAGCAGGGTATTCTATAACAAGGGCTTAACGAACATGGCAATCGAGACACTAGAAGGCGATTTTGTAGTACGCGGTTCCTACAAGGACATTCTCCGCGCGCACTTCACCGAGGACAGCCTGATCGTCACAATGGGGCCGCAGGTCATGGTCGCCGGCTTGGCTGAAGCCAAGGAACTGCGCGACTGGATCGACCGCTGTTTGAGCGAACCGCGATAACACGAGCTTAGGGATACGGACATGACGCCGAAAGAAGCCTACGACGCTCGCAAGGCCGAACGCGCCAAACTCAAAGACATGGAGTTCAACGTCAAGCAGGCGACCGAGACAATTATGCTGCTGGACACGCTGGACCGCTTTGTCACGGCGGTCGAGCGGATAGCCGACGCTACCGAGCGCGTTGTCGCCGACGCCACTGACTGAACGTCACACGAGCATAATGGACATGACCCTTGACGAAATCATCCAAGAGATCGCCGCCTCGGGCTGGCTATTCAACAACTGTTACCAGTACGACGCTGGCCTTTGGCGAATTAACCTTCGTCGACCGGATGCTAACGGCGGATGGTATACTGATTGGGTGGAGGCCCCGACTCTCCATGACGGCCTTGAGCTCTGCATGGAGAAGCTATCCCAGGCAGAGTATGTCGAGGATCGAGCCCAATCCCACTCTATCGACCAAAGCAAGCCCACCAACCGCACCTTCCTCGAAAGCCTAGGGCTGCTCCAGCCGAAGGCCCCACTAGTGAGACGAATATGAGCATCCCCACCCGAGGTGACGAGTTCGCCAAGCTCCTTGAGCATCTCCGCAAGGGCCAAGAAGCCGCTGCGATGCTGGCCCACCTCTACCGCGACGACACCAAGGGCAGGCAGATGGCCATCGGCTGGCTCGCTGTGGAGCAGCAGCTAAAGCTCGCGGTCACTGCTGTGACCCAGCTTGCAACTAGAGGACTTCAATGAACCATCCACCAACCGATGAACAGACCTCCATCCTCGACCTTCTCGCCTCTGATGGCCCCAACCTGATGATTAACGCCCTCGCAGGCACCGGCAAGACCAACACCCTGGAGCGGATCGAGAAGGTGGCGAAGTCCAAGCCCATCCTCTACCTTGTCTTTGCTGTGAAGAACCGCGACGAAGCTCTAGACAAGATGCTCTCCACTACGACCGTGAAGAACTTCAACGGCCTGGGCCACGGCATCTGGGCCGAGGCGGTCTCACACAACCTGAGCCTGAACAAGAAGAAGATCCAGGACCTCACTGTGGAGCTTATCAAGTCCTCACCGAAGAACGTCGCTGGGCCCATGTGGGACAGTCTTTGGTCCGTCGTAGCGGGTGTGAACATGGCTCGTGCCCTGGGCTATGTTCCCGAAGGGAAGTATCCCAACGCCAAGCGCTTGTGTAGCCAAACAGAGCTTCATATGGCCTTAGATGAGCAACCCGACGACCTCATCTCCGATATGATCGACGAGGTCCTCCATCGGTCCATCAAGTATGCCTACCACGGCAAGATCGACTACAACGACCAACTCTACATGCCAGCCCTGTTCGGGGGTAAGTTCCCAACCTATCCCTTGAACATGGTCGATGAGTGCCAAGACCTTAACCCTGTTCAGTGGGTCATGGTCGATAAGCTCTCCCGAGGCAGGCGCTTGGTCGGTGTGGGTGACCCTTGGCAGAACATCTACGGCTTTCGCGGAGCCAAGGCCGATGGGATGAAGGTCGCGGTCAGCAAGTATAAGATGGAGCAGCGATCATTGTCAGTGTCCTTCCGCTGCCCCGAGCAGATAGTCCGCAATGCCCAATGGCGCGTTCCGCACTACCGTTGGCACAAACCCGGAGGCCACGTTGAGATCCTTCGAAGTCTTTCTCCTGCTTCTATCCCTGACCATGCTGGGATTATCTGTCGTAATAATGCGCCACTATTCAAGGTCGCCCTTAACCTTCTTGCTTCTGGCCGTAGCGTCGCTGTTGCTGGCAGCGACATTGGGCCAAAGGTTGTTGGGTTGATGAAGAAGCTCGGTCCAGCAGATATGTCCCAGGCTCAGGTGATGGGCTGCATTGACGACTGGGAGAGCGAGAAGCTGGCCAAGGAGTCCACCACCGCCTCAGACATGGCCCAGTGTATGCGGGTCTTTGCCCAGTACGGGTCCGACCTTAGCGCAGCCCTGAGCGTGGCCTCGCATCTCTTCAACCAAGCAGGCTCGATCCAGATGATGACCGGCCATAAGGCCAAGGGCCTGGAGTTCTCCACGGTCTACCACTTGGACCCTCACTTGATCCGCGAGGACGAGCAGGACCTGAACCTTCGCTACGTCGTCCAAACCCGGTCCCTGGACCGCTACTACGAGATCAACTCCATGGACATCCAATGGTAGGCCGCCTCCAACTCGCCGACTCCATTCACCAGTACCGGCTCCGCAAGGGACCAAAGGTCACCGGCAACATGGACTGCGGCAAGCCCTACACCAAGATCCGCTTCACCCCCTTGCTCTTCCAGCAGATCATCGACGAGGCGGCCCGCCGCCAGATCTCCTTCAACGCAATGGTCATCCACCTCTGCGAAGCCTCAATCGACGGAATAGAATAATGGCAATCTCCAACTCCCACCTGTCCTACGGCGATTGCTACGACGTGATGGACCAAGCCCTGGCCGATGCCCACGGCGTCCGCGTAGCGCAGCCTGACATGAACTCCAGCACCTTCTTCCGTATGCGGCTTCACCAAGCCCGCACTATCGAACGCCGTCGCAACTGTCAAGTCTACAAAGAAGGTGAGGCGCTACACAACACCTCCAAGTACGACCCACTGGTAGTCCGCATTCGCCAGAGTGAGGACGATCAGTACTGGGTCTATATCGAGAAGTCCGCTGTGAGCCTGGGCCTTGTGGAGAACCTCTCTGAGGTCACCGAGCAAGTCTCCCTACCCAGGCCCCCTGCTCAGCTGATGCTCCCTTCCCCCGAGCTTAAGAGGCGTGTATGAACCAGACCATGGCCGAAGCCTTGTGGAACCGTGCCCTCGAAGCCGAGATCGGCACCGCTATAGAGATCAACGAGATCGATAGGAAGAAGATCACCAACTTGCTCTACAACACCAAGGCTGCGCTGCGCGACCCTCGCTACGACGCCATCACCGTCATCAACCCCACCCGAGAACCCTCGGAGATCTGGTTAGTGAAGAAAGCCGTGGAGCTAGACCCCTAATGCCAGTCCGTCCAGGAGAGCCGCTAACCAAGGTCACACTCAACCTCTATACCGAAGACGTAGAGGAGCTTAATGTCCGTTTGGGCCATGGTTGGTCCACCACTGTGCGTGAGTTAGTCCATGAGCATCTCGCCAAGTTCAGGAAGCAACCTTATACCGTTGGAGACTTAGATGCAGCCAGATGAACCCACCACTGTGGACGAGCTAATGGACGTTCTACCGTCCCTTAGCTTGCGCTACGCCGAAGTCGCCCCAGCCGACCCATCCACCCACGACGAGTCTGCGATCGCCGTGATCATTGCCTATCAGCGCAAGAACCGGGCCAACTTGGCCGAAGGGATAAAGCCCAAACGGGGCAGGGCCGCCTCCGGCCCATCGAAGCCCATCGACCTAGTCGCCCTTGGCTTGGTCAAGTCCGTCCCCACCTCAGTCGCCCCAGGGCTTAAGAGGCGCATATGACACCCACCCTCGCCGTCAATGTCGATACCCTGATGGAGGAAGTCCGCTCGCCCTTCCTACCCGGCTCGAAGGTGCAGTTCGCCTGGGACAGTACCTCCTTGGGCTACCTCAAGACCTGCCCCAGGCTCTACCAATACATCATGATCGAGGGGTACTCTTCCAAGGACGAGTCCATCCACCTCCGGTTCGGCATCGAGTACCATCGAGCCTTACAAGACTACGACCTCGCCCGCGCCTCTGGTCGAAGCTTCGACGAGGCTATGGTTGATACCATCACCGAACTCCACGCTCGTATCTGGGATTGGGAGCCTGATCGTGACACCAAAGCCGGGAACTACAAGAACCGGGATAGTCTCTTCTCGGTTGTTGTCGACTACATCGACCACTTCCGTAACGACCCTGCCAAGACCCTTATCCTTGATAACGGTAGTCCCGCAGTTGAACTCTCCTTCCGCTTTGAGCTTGACTGGGGACCCATCTCCATGCAGCCTTATATGCTATCAGGCCATCTGGACCGAGTGGTAGAGTTCCAAGACTCGCTCTTCGTAATGGACCGCAAGACCACCACCCTTGCCTTGGGCCAATACTACTTCGCTCAGTACGAGCCCAACAACCAGATGACCATCTACACCCTTGCTTCCAAGGTGGTCCTCGACTCCCCTGTCCGTGGTGTCATCATCGACGCTGTCCAGATCCTCAAGGAGAAGCCTCATGACTTCCAGCGGGGCTTCACCTACCGGACCGAAGAGCAACTCCAGGAATGGGTCGATGGTCTCCAATACTGGTTCGCCACAGCGGAGACCTATGCCAAGGAGAACTACTGGCCCATGAACGACACTGCTTGTGACAAGTTCGGTGGGTGTATGTTCCGGGGGATATGCTCCAAGTCGCCCCAAGTGCGTCAAGCCTTCCTCGACTCGAACTTCATCAAGCTAGAGGAGAAGGACCGTTGGAACCCCCTAAAGCCCAGGTAGCCTTCACCTCCAGGGTGGTCGGTGTTGAGGAGAAGTTCGACCATGTATGGACTAAGGGTGTCGGTAACCTTGCCGAGTTCAAGGATATCTCTAAGGGCTGGTACGTCGGCCTTGAAGGCAGCCACGAATGGCTACACGTTGGGGACGCCAAGCCCAACGTCGATATTGGCGACACCGCAACAGTCAGGATCACATTCCATGCCAAAGCTTAGCTCACACCAATCAAACGAGTTCACCAAACTCTTGATAGAAGGAGACTCTGGAAGTGGAAAGACTGGATGCCTCACCTCCCTGGTCGGGGCCGGGTATAAGCTTCGCATCTTGGACTTCGACAACGGACTGGAGCCCCTTAAGCAGTTCATCGGCCGTGACTGCCCAGAGGCCATTGATAATGTGGAGTTTGTATCTCTGCGTGACACTCGCAAGGCCGGACCCGAAGGCCCAACCGTAGTCGCCCCCAAGGCCTTCATGCGATCCCTCAAACTCCTAGACAAGTGGAAGTACACCGATGACGACGGAACGGAGACCGACCTGGGTGTCCCAGCAGAATGGGGACCAGATTGTATTCTCGTTGTTGACTCCCTCACGTTTATGTCTGATGCAGCTTTCGATTTCCGCGAACCACTTACCCCTAAGTCACGCGACGGGAAGTATGACATGCGAGCAGTTTATGGCGATGCTCAAGGGGCTATTGAAGGGGTACTTGCCCTACTCACCGGGGAGTCGTTCCGGACCAACGTCATCGTCATAAGCCACATCAAGTACGTCGACAATCCCGATGGTAGCCGCAAAGGCTTCCCCACCTCTGTAGGCTCCGCCCTCGGTCCTGTGATCCCACGCTACTTCAATAGCGTGGCCCTGTGTCAAACCCAAGGAGGCAAACGCACCATCCAAACCCAAGCTACAGCCATGATCGACCTCAAGAACCCCAAGCCTTTCGCCATGGCCCCGCATTACCCTATCGAAACCGGTCTTGCGGAGTTCTTCGCTGTTCTCCGTGAACCGCCCAAGCAAACGGCGAAACCTAAACTAGCAACTGTAAGGAAACTGTAAATGGCAACTCCCAACTTCGCTTCTCTTCTCGACAAGCCGTCCTCTGAGATCGAGCGTCCCAAGCCGCTCCCTCAGGGCCACTACGTCTGCGTCGTCAAGGGCCTCCCCGTCTTCGACAAGTCCTCGAAGAAGCAGACCGAGTACGTCGAGTTCGCCCTTCAACCCATCGAAGCCCAAGACGATGTGGACGAGGACGACCTCAAGGCAATGGGTGGGTTCGCGGACAAGACGATCCGTGCGACCTACTACATCACCGAGAAGTCCCTCTACCGCCTCAAGGAGTTCCTCACCCACTGTGGGATCGAGGAAGACGACAAGGTCTCACTCCGTGAGCGGATCGAGGCTTCGCCGAACTGCCAAGTGCTTGTGGGCCTCGTCCACGAAGCTTCGAATGACGGCTCGGCCGTCTACGCCAACGTCGGTTCCACCGCTGCGGTGGAATAGTCTCTAGTACCACCTAGGGGGAGGTAAGGTCAAGCGTACCTCCCCCACCTTTCTGAGGAATAGACAATGGGTATGTTTCGTAAGCGATGTCCAATCTGCGGTACCTCCTATGTTGAGGGTGAGCGTCATGCTTGTTCCAACATCATCCCAGATGCTGTACCTCCTCCAAGGATCGACCTCTCTCGTGACGCCCTCTTGGTCGAGCGCCAGAAGACCCACGGATCATTCACCGACAACGCCCGCGTGATGCAGGCACTAAAGCGCACCATGGAGGCTGAGGCGGGTTGGGCAGGGCTCTCCGACCGTCATAAGGAGGCTCTCCATATGGTCGTTCACAAGATCGGTCGTATACTCTCAGGCAACCCCCTGACCCACGATCACTGGGACGACATAGCCGGCTATGCCAAGCTCGGAAGCGAAGCCTGTGACTAACATAACCATCATCGGAGAAGCCTATGGCGAAGCGGAAGACAAGGCGAAGCGTCCCTTTGTTGGAGCATCAGGTCAAGAACTATCTCGCATGCTTAACGAAGCGGGAATTGATCGGAGTGATTGTTTCCTTACGAACGTGTTTAATATTCG